TTCAACTACACCCCGCGCGCGGACCACGTCGGCGTCCACATCCAGATCATCGAGTTCGAGCAGCTCGTCGCCTGGCTCGTCAAAAACCCGGACACGGGGTTCTGGATTCGCAACGGCGTGGAGATCGACGATTTCGGCGCGCCCGTGGCGCTGTGGGTCTTCACGAAGGGGCATCCGCTCGAATACATCCAGGGGCGGATGGCGTACACGCGGATTCCGTTCGACCGCGTCCTGATGACGATGCGCCCGGAGCGCGTCCGGCAGTCCCAGGGCATGGGCCGCCTGTCGGCGGTTCTTCAGCCGCTTCACCACAACAAGCTCTACGAGCTCTATTCCGTCCTGCGCGCCCGCGCGGAGTGCGTCACCGGCGTGAGCATCGAGTCGGACCTGAATGCAAGCGCCCCCGGTTCGCAAGCCGGCGCATTCGGCGGGGCGTCGGCAACCGCTCCCGGCGGCAGGCCCGGCATCGTTCTTCAGCCGAACATGATCAACCGCCTGGCCCCGGGCGAGCACATGAATTTCGTCGCGCCGACTACGCCGGGATCGCAGTATGCGCCGTTCAGCCGGACGCAGGGCACGAAATTCGCCGCCGGCGCGGGACTGGACTACCCGACCGTGGCGCGCGACTTCTCCGGCATGTCCTACTCCGGCCAGCTTCAGGGGCGCCTTGAGACTTGGGCCGAGACCGACCCCGCCCAGCAGCGGATGGTCGACGACTTCTGCCGCCCGATCCGGGACAAAGTCATCACGATGGCCATCCTCGAAGGCCGGTTGCCCGCGCCCAATTTCGACAACCCGGAATGGCGCGCTGCGTACCTGGAGGCCGAGTGGCGGGGGCCGGCGAAGGGCAGCATCAACCCGGCGCAAGACCGCGCCGCCGACAAGATCGCGCTCGATTACAAACTGACCACCCGGCGGGAAATCCTCAATGAAGAAAACCTGGACGTGCGCGAGGTGATCTCGCAACTCTCCGACGAGTACCGCCTGGGCGAGGAGCAGGACCCGCCCATCCTCTTCCCGGACGCACAGCAGAACCCGAACGTCAGTCCGAACGAACCTCGCCCCGGGGCGCAGGATGACCGAGGCCTGTCCCTGGCCGCGAACGTCGGCCAGCTGCTCGACCGGATCGAGAAGCTCGAGCAGGCGAACGTGGCGCTGGCCGCGGGCTGGGATGAATCGAAGCACCCGCGCGTGCCGGCGGGTCAGAAAGGCGGCGGGGAGTTCGGAACGAAGGGCGGGGGCCCGACCGAGAAGTCGAAGGCCGCGCACGAGGCTACCGGCAAGGCGATGAAGGCATCCGCCTCCGGTGACGACAAGGCCGCTGGCGAGGCGCACCGCGAGGCGCAGGAGAAGCACAAAGAGGCCGCGAAGGCGCACGAGGACGAAGGCAATGGCGAGCGTGCGGCCGACCACCTGAAGCAGGCGGCCAACCACGGCGAGGCCGCGAAGGCGCACGAGGACCGCGCCGCCGCTCCCGGCTATTCCGAGCATACCGCCGCGAAGGCCGAACTGACCGAGAAGATCAAGGCGGCTATGGATGCGGGGAACAAGGCGGAGGCGCTCAAGCTCGTTAACCAGCTCTCGGTCGCCGGGAAAAAACAGGGCGCTGCGGCCGAGATCGGAAAACGCGAGTGGTGGCACGTTCCGCCTGAGGATAAATCGGCCTATGCGAAACGAGGCAAGTTCTACTCGTCCAGCTTTGAAGAGGCCGAGTTCTACGGCATTCGCAGCGATGCAAAACCCGAACGCGTTGAAGTGGATCGCCCGCTCGTCGGCGACGAGCTGCACATTGAAAAGACGCTCCTGGGCCGCCATGCATCGGCGGACCTGCCGGATCCGGGCGACAAGGAATTCTACAAGGCGAGAACGGGCCTCGATCACGAACTGGCAACCGAGGCGAGGCGGGCGGGGTACGACGCAATCGCGCTGCTGACGCCGAAAGGGTTTGCGGCGTTCCAGAAAACGGGGCGACTGCCGAAGAGCGTCGAACTCAACACGCTTTCCGACGTGGACGCGGGTGCCGGCCACGTCGAAGCGCTTCCGCTGCCGCCCAAGGACGCCCCGGAAGAACTGAAGAACCTCTACCGCGAGCGCCAGCGAGAGTACACGCACTCCAAGACGCCCGGCATCAGCGAGGAAGAGAAGAAGAAGCACCTCGACCGCGTCGCGGAATTGAAAACGCAAATCGACAAGGCCAGGAAGGAACACCCGGAGTGGTTCGCCAAGGGGCCGGGCCAGCCCAAGCCGCCCGCCGACAAGCCCGGTGCGCCGCCTGCGAATCCTCCGGGAGCGAAGACCGCGAAGGGCCTGAAGCAGCAGTTCAAGGAACACCAGGGCGTGAGCCTTCGTTTCATGCACCTCGACCACGAGGTCGACCCGGACGAGAGGCCCCAGGACTTCGTCAACAAGACCTATTTCGAGATGGCCGACCGGGTGGACGGGGCGTTGACCGCGACTCGCTCCCAGTTCGGGAGCGATTTCAAGCTGCGGTGCGAGCGATCCCCGCTGCGGAAGTTGGAGGTGTCCGATGCCGGAACGCTTGTCTACAGGGGCAAGGACGGCAGGCAGCATTCCGACGCCGTCGGCCTGTACGACCCCTCGGATAACCACATCACCGTGGCGGCGGCTTACCTCGACCATCGGCAGTACGACAGCCCGCGCGTCGGAAGATGGGTCGTCGACGACACGTTCGAGGGGACGGTCCGGCACGAGTTCGGGCACTACGTCATGGAGCGCCTGCTGAGCAATAAGGAACTCACGCTGTGGATGCAGAAATTCAACGACGTGGACTTGAACCCCACTGCCCCCAAGAACGCGATTGCGAAGCACATCTCGAAGTACGCCGCCACGAACAGCAAGGAATGCTTCGCCGAATCCTTCTGCGCCTACACACATCCCGGATACCGGCGAGGAATGCTGCCGCCGGAGTTCGAGGACTTCTTCGACCACGTGATCTTCGAGAAGACGGAAAAGCAAATCGGCGAAAGCCGCGCGTTGCTGGATTCTCCCTGGAGGAAATAGCCAAAAAATGCTCAAGGAACCGACCTGCTCCGAACGAGGGTGCAAGCACTTCCTCGGCCTGAAGCGGCATGACGGCCCGGAGACCGAGGACAAGGTCATCTGCGAAGCCTTCCCCGACGGCATCCCCGACGAGATCGCCTACGGCGACAACCCGCACACGTCGCCCTTCCCCGGCGACCACGGAATTCGGTTCGAGCCGGAGGAGAAAGCCAATGGCTGAAAAACGCGGCCCCGGCGTCACGGCGCTCGCGCAGTCCGGCGGCTTGCCCGCCGTAGCCTCGGCGAAGGCGGGCGGAATCGGCAGCGTCATCGACTTCCCCGCCGAGCGCGGCGAACCGCAGGAAGTCCCGGATGGCGGCCCGTTCCAGCACAACAATGAGGTCGATCCACAGGAACCGGATGCGGGGGCCGTGGACGAACTGTCGCTGCCCAGAATCGCATTTGCCGAATTCGGCCAGGACGGGAACCGCACGACCTGGGGATACCCGCACCACTTCGTAAAAGGCGCGACCGCGAAGGACGAAATGGGAACAGTCTCGAACGGAACGATGTATCTCCACAAGGGCCTTCTCGCAAAGCAACTCGGCCACGCCGACATGATGCATCTGGAGTCTCCGGCGCGCGACCATCTCGAAGCGCATGCGAAAACGATCGGCGCGCCATTGCCGGACGTGAATAATTTCGACGCCGGGGACGCGGCACAGGCCCAGCGGATGGAGTCCGGCGACATCGCGCTCTCGACGCCGCAGCCCGGCGCGAAACTCCGGGTGGATTTCGATCAGGGCGTCATCTACGGCGTGACGCTGATGACCCAGGGCCGCGTCCGGCCTGCCGCAGACGGCGGCGTGGACGATGACGCCCGCGCGGCCGACAACGTCACCCTCGCGCAGCTCTGCAAAGGCATCAACGCGACCGCCGAAGGCGTCAAGTGCCACGTGACCCACGCCTTTCTCGAAGCGATTCCGGGCACCCTCAAGGACACGCTGTTCACCTGGGTCGGGCGCATCCGCAACGCGCGCATCGAGGGAGATTCCGCGAAGGGCGACGTTCACCTCTCGCGCGCTGCGGCCGTGTCGCCGAACGGCGACCTTCGGACCTACCTGCTGACGCGCGCGGACGACGACCCGAAGTCGCTCGGTCTGTCCGCCATTTTCACTCCGGACAGGGCGGAATCCCGCCGCGCCGGCGCTCTTCGAATTGCGAAGGTCAAGTCCGTGGACTTCGTCGGCGAGGCGGGCTCCACGAACGACGGTTTGCTTTCAGCCCCGCAGCGTGCTGCGGGGTCAGCGGGTTTTTCTGGCGCCGCTTCCAAAGAGTCAGGCGTGGTCAATGTTTTGGGAAAGGAGAGTCGTATGGACCCCAAGTTGCGGGCGTACCTCGAGAAGATCGGGCTGAAGAAGGAAGCGACCGAGGCGGAAGCCGAGGTCTGTCTCGCCGGGCTGACGGGAGACCAGAAGGCCGGCGCGGACGCCGTCATGGCCGCGATCAAGGCCGGCAAGGAACCGGTGCTGGTCGCGCTCTCCGCGCAACCCCCGCCCCCGGCCCCTGCGAAGCCGGAGACGCCGCCGGCGGAGACTCCCGAGCAGGCGATTGCGCGGGATCGGCAGTATCGGAAAGACCTCATCGCGCTCGCCAAAGAGCACGGCATCCAGGATGAGTCCTGGGCGACCGGACTCTACGAGCGCAACGTCTCGCTGGCGCACGCCCGCGAAGCCGCTGCCGCAGCCAAAGCGATGCAGACCGTGCCCATGGCGGCGGTGACGCGCGACGGCAGCCGCGACAAACTCATGGCGCTCTGCGACGGGGTCAGCCGGGCGGTGCGCCTGCGCTCCGGCTCCAGAGTCGAAGAGCCGAAGAAGGAAGACCTGGTCGCCTGCCAGGCCGCCGAGGTCGCCAACCGGTTCAAGGGGCTGAGCACCGTCGAGATGTTTCGGCGGTGGGGCGACGGCATCGGCATCCCCGACGCCATGTACCTGAGCCAGGCCGACTGCGCCGACCTGATGATCGGCGGCTCGACGCTCATCCGAAGGCGCTACGGCGACACGGTCGCGCTGGCCGGCGCGGAGGGCACGAGCGACTTCCCGGCGATCTTGATCGACGCGATCAACAAGAACATGCGCCAGGCGTACCTGGATGTGCCGATCAAGTGGCCGCAATTCTGCAAGAAGAACACCGCCCGCGACTTCAAGAACATCTACTCTATCGCCATGTCGGAATTCCCGGACCTGCTGGAGGAGAACGAGGCGGCCGAGACGAAGGACGCGCAGCTCAGCGACGGGAAGGAGACCTACTCGCTGGCCGCCTTCCGGCGCAGGGCGGCGATCACCTGGAAGGCGTTCATCAACGACGACCTCCAGGCGTTCAACCGCATCCCGCTGCTCATGGCGACCGCCGCGCGCCGCAAGGAGGACGACGTCGCCTTCGCCCCGATCCTGGCGAACCAGACGATGGCCGACGGCCAGCCGCTCTTCTCCGCAGCACACAACAACCTGGTCAGCGGCGCGGGCAACGTCGGCGTCCCGTCCGTGGCCACCATTGGCGCGGGCGAGACGCTGCTGCTCCGTCAGAAAGGCCCTGCCGGGACGGCGCGCCTGGAATTGACGCCCGGAATCATCCTGACGCCGGCCGGCCTGAAGGTCATCACCGAGCAGGTCATCCACAGCACGTGGGACCCGGCGGCCGAGGCGTTCCAGCGCATGAACCCCTACGCGAACAAGCTCGTCCATTGCTTCAGCAGCCGTCTGGATGACGTCAGCGCGGCCGCCTGGTACGTGCTCGCGCAGCTGAGCGACCCGGTGGTCGGGATGGAGATCGCCTTCCTCGAATCGCAGGAAGGGCCGCTGCTCAGGCAGGAGGTGTCGTTCAACACCGACGACATCCGGTTCAGCATCCGCCACATCGTCGCCGCGCACGCGATTGACTGGCGCGCGTTCGTGAAGAATCCGGGCCAGTAAGCCCGGCCAAGTTTTCCCGTGCGGGGGCCTCCGCTTGGAGGCTCCCGCGCAAGGGCCTCTGAATAAGGAGACGTGAAATGCTCAACTACGTTCAACCCGGCAAGAGACTGGCGATCTACAACAGCTCGTCCACGGCGACCCTGCTCGCCGGCGTGCCGGTCGTCGTGAGCGGGCACATCCGAATCCCCATTGTGAATATTTCCCCGCTGTCCTGGGGCGAGGCCAGCGCCGAGGAGGTCTTCAACCTTCCGGCGAAGGCTTCCGACACCTGGAACGACGGCGACACGCTGTACTGGGACCCGAACAACGGTTGGCTGACCAGCAACGGCGAAACGGCAGGCGTCGTCCTCGCCGGCGCGTCGGTTCCGATGAGCGTCTCGGTCGCCGGCCAGCAGACGGTCACCGCCGGCAAAGCCGCCGGCGTGACCACCGCCAACGTCGAGCTGATCGACCATAACGCCGAGGCCATCATTCCCCAGGCAACCATCACCGCTCCGGCGGCGCTGACCTCCTCGGCGCCTGCCGCGCAAACGGCTGAGGCCGCCCCCGCGGGCGGGACGGGCGCTGCCGCCGGCGGATGGGACACGGCCGCGCACCGCGATGCGGCCATCGCCGCGATCAATGCGAACGAGGCCGACGTTGCCACGCTCATCACCGAGCTGACGGCCGTCCAGGCCGACGTGGCCGCGCTTCGCACGACGGTTGCCGCCCTCCGGACCGCGCTCATTGCCGCCGGCGTGATCGCCGGTTCGTAATGACCGTTCCTTCGCCGGGCCGGGCCCTGCGCCTGGCCCGGCGAGGCCCGATGGAGAAACGATGAACCTGACCGTCGACCCGCTCTTCGCGCTGCTGCCGAAGGAGAGCATTCAGGTTCAGGACGCGCCCGGCGGTGCGTGGCGCACGGTGGACGCGTTTGTGGATCGCCTGGCACCGGAGGAAATGTTCGGCGGGAATACCGGCGACCGGCCCCGCTTCGAGGTCGAGGTCCGCAATGACGCGGCCCTCGGCGTTGCGGCAGGGTTCGACAGAGGGCAGACGACGTTCTGCGTGGCGCAGCGGTATGGCGGGACGCCTGACCGTACCATCCCGGCCAACCTGATGCACTGCTTCAAGATTCTCGGCCAGGACGAGGGCTGCATTCAGCTGGAGTTGCGATGATCGCGCCCGTTCAAATTCGTTTCGACAAACGCAAACTCGCCGACCTGGTGGAGTTGCTCGGCAACATGCCGAAGGCGCTGCCCGGCGTCATTTCCCGCGCCTTGAACCGCACGGCGCAGGCGATGCGCTCGCACGTCAGCCATGACGCTGCGGCAGCGCTCGGAATCCCGATGCGCCCGATCCGTTCCCGGATTCACACCTCCTGGGCGCGCGAGGACAAATTGCGCGCGATGGTCTACATCGACGAGGCCGGGTTCTCGCTCTGGCTCTTCAAGCCGATCCAGACGCGGATCGGCGTGGTCACCACGCGCGGATTCGAGGGCGAGTTCCCGCATGCATTCATCGCAACGCCGTGGATTCGCTCCACCTGGCGGCATCGCCGCACTGGACGGAAGGTCATGTCCGAGTCCTCGCCCGGTCTGGATTACGAGATGGTCCGCGCCGGCCAGTCCCACCCGAACGTCTACATCCGCAAGGGCAAGGAGCGATTCCCGCTGCTCCAGCAGCGCAGCATAGGCGCGGTCGAGGCGATCCGGAAGGCCGGCGGCTGGGAGGCGAAATACGCCGAGGCGCTCGCTTATCTGGAGAAGCGGCTCGCGGCCGAGACTGAGCGCGTGCTCGCGGGCGGGAAATGGACCGGCGTGGCCTCCGGGTTGAACGAAACGTGGGGCGAGTGGCAGACGCGCATGGGCGCGGAATACGTCGAGCGGGAGGCCGCCTGATGGCGCAGCAGACCATCAAGGACGCGATCGGCGCGCAAATCCAGGCGCTGTTGCAAGCGCTGGTGACGACGCCGCCGGCTGCGCCAGGGCCGCTCAGTCTCGTGCAGCGCCCGGTTTCGGGCGGGATGATGTCCAGCCCGCAGAACCAGTCCTGCTACATCCTCCAGGGCAATCTGCGCGCGCCGGAGGATGAGCTGCGCGATTCGTCTGGCGAGCACACCATCGTCACGGCGATCCAGCCCTACGATCTCAACCTTTTCGCCGTCCAGAGCGACAGCGCAACGACACCGGTGGATTCGATCCTCAACCAGATGGAGGCGGCGGTGCGCGCGGCGATTCTCACCGACGACGCCGACAACATTGGCCCTTCGCTGCCGACGCTCGATCTCTGCGAGGTCTGGTTCGACCCGCTCGTGACGTATTTCCGCAACGCGCAGAACGCCAACATTTTCGGAGTCGCGCTGAAGCTCCTGGTGGAGTTCCGGCATCCGCAGAATTGCCTCTACCTGCCAACCGATTAGGAGGTTCAAGAACCATGCCGAACGTCAGCCGCCCGCTCTCGATGCTGCGCCGCTGTCTCCAGGTCCAGGCTGAGACGACGCCGGGGACCGCGATGACCGTGAATACCTCGTGGGGGACGCTCGTTTACGACCTCGTCATGAAGCCTATCGTCGAGATGGAGGACGTCGAGAAGCCCGGCGCGGACCAGTACATGGCCTCAGCGCTCGGCGCGTATCTCGGCGAGGCGACGTTCAAGCTGCGGCCGACGGCGGTCCTCGCGCAGCCGGACTGGGCCAACCTGCTCGTCGGCTGCGGACTTGGCTGGAACGGCAGCAGCGCCTACGCGCTCGACCAGACCTTCCCGGAGACTTCCGGCAGCACCGTCAAGACGCTGACGCTCTTCTCCTATGAGGACGGACTGCTCAAGTGCATCTACGGCGCGGCGGGCAACCTGGTCATGTCGGGCAAGGCCGGCAAAACCGCGATCATGGAGTTCACCTTCCGTGGAAAGTGGGCCCCGCCCGTTCAGATTGCGAAGCCGACCATCGCCTATCCCTCGAACAGCCCGCTCCGGTTCGTGGACGCCGGCATGACGCTCGCCTTCAGCGATGAAGACCAGTTCATGCCGAAGGTCTCCAATTTCCGGCTGGAGATGGGGAACGAGCTTTACCCGGAGGAGGATGGCAGCTCCGGCGACCAGACCGGCATCAACTACGTCCTCATCCCGAAGCGCCGGGTCAAGCTCACGGTGGACCCGCTGACCACGCTGATCAGCGGCGGGACCAATGCTTTTGACCTCTACCAGCACTGGCTCGAGCAGGAGCAGTGCAGCGTGACGTTCTCGCTGAACGACGCGGCGGGAGACTCGATGGTCGTCGGCATGAGCGGCTGCCAGTTCGATCTCCCCGCGCCGGGCGACAGGAACCGGCTGATGAAGGAGGACGTGACGCTGCTCAACCAGAACAACGACCTGAACCTGGTGTTCACGCCGGCGACGGCGTAAGCGGGAAAACATGGGCCACAATCCGGGCGTAGTGAGGTACGGGCGGCGAAAGCGCCGTCCGCCGAAACCCAAGAAATGAGAGGGTGAGAAAAATGCTGCTGACTTCCGAGCCGGGCCGGACGTTCGCAATCGGGCTTGAAGGCAAAGGGCTTGAGCCGGAGCGCGGCGAGCCGGCGTTCTTCTTCCGGTATCTGAGCGGGCGCGAGGCGCGCGCCTGCCGCGACCTGGATGAGAAGATCCCGACCATCGGCATGACGAACGAGCAGGCGATTGCCCTGTACGCGATGCTGCGGACTCACCTGGCCGGATGGGAGCACATCGTCATCAAGGGCAAGCCGGTCACGTTTTCCGCAGACAGGCCGGACCTTGCGGACATCCTGACCGACGGCGAAGCCAAGCGCCTGTTCGCCCGGATGCTGGCCGCCAACGAGCTTCACCCGGACACCTTAAAAAACTTCGCATCGCCGTCCGCTGGCAGCACGGAAAAATCTGCGGCGGCGAATGCAGAGACTGCAAAGGACCTCCCGACGCAACGGTAGAGTGCCCCGTCTGCGAGGGCGCCGGCTGCCGTGAGTGCGATGACTCCGGCGAGCTGACCGTGAACTTCTGCCCGCTACGGGCAATCCCGCGAATCGTCTTCGAGGTGATCGCCGACGCGAGGCGCTACTACCGGCACGGCCTGGCGCCCGTGCACGGCGGGACGCGCGACCAGGCGGCGCTCTTCCTGGCCGCCGCCGACTTCGTTCAGGGCGACGACGCGCGGCAGCGTGACGAGGACTACGAGCAGGCCATGAAGCGGATCAGGGAATCGAATGGCGGATAAGCAACTGGCGATTGCGCTTGTCGGCACGGACGAGGCCTCCGGCGTCGTCGGCCAGTCCGCCCGCAAAATGGCCGCCGACCTGGAAGCGCTCCAGAAACGCACCTTTGACCTGGGGCATGACGCCCGCGCCCGCGAAACGCGGGAAATGTCGAACCACTATGACACGCTCGCCGCGCAGTACAAGGCGCAGCATGATCGGCTCACAGCTTACCGGCAGGTCGCGCAACAGAAGCTCGGCACACTGCGCGTGCAGCGCGCCGGCCTGCGCGCCACGCCCGAAATCGTCGCGCAGGAACGCGAGGTCCATCAGGTCGGCGCGCTCATTGCCCGGAACGAGGATGTCCAGGCCGAGGCCGCCCGCGCGAAGCAGGCCGAGCAGGACGAGATGAACAGGCGTTACCAGGTCGCCGCCGGCGAGAAGCGCGCCGCTGATCTGGCCGCAATCGAGCGCCGAATCTTCGACAGCACCCACAGCGCCCGCGAGCGCGAGTTGCGCGACGTTCAGGAATGGAAGGCGCGTGAACTGGCCGTCTACAAGAACGACGCGGAGATGCGCGCCAAGATCGAGGAGGCGGCGCAGCAGCAGACCTCCGACATTCAGAAGCGATATTCCACCGGAACCATTCAGCGATTTCTCGTCTCCGCCCGCGCGCTCAAAACAGCCCTCCTGGGCGCAGAGGTCTACGTCGCTTACGAAGTGGCGAAGGGAGTCGCCGGCGCGATTGAAGCCGGGCCAGCGGAAACCGCCGCGCACGCGAGCGGCCAGGCCGCAGAGATGATGAAGGGGCGGCTCGCCAGTCGTGCCGCAATCCAGGGAACCTACACATGGATTCCGATTCTCGGCGGCATCGCCAAGGGTGTCCACGACTCCATCGCCGACACGAAACGCGAGACCGCGCTCGCGGAACAGGCGACGCAGACGCAATCCGAAATTCAGGAACTCTCCAGGAGCGTTCAGCGAGCGGCGCTGACCTCCGAACGATCCCGCGCGAACTTCCTGGGATACACGCCTGCCGAGATGGCCCGGCTGGACTATGAACAGGGCCGGCAGGAGCGCGCCGGGCGGCTCAGGGAGGCGCAGGAGGTCTACGGCCAGGCCAGCAGCGACTATGCGCGGTCGCGGGAACTCCATCTCTCCAAGGATGAGCAACAGGCGTTCCTGGTCAAAGAGCAACAGGCGAAGCGCTACATGGAGCAGCTTCAACAAGTGAACGCGGCCGAGGACGAATACGCCGGGGCGACCGCCAAACGAGCCGCTCAGATGGAGAAGGCAAACTTCTGGCGCGGCATCGAGCGCGAGACGTTGGGCGCGCAATTCACCGGCGGCCCCGGCTACGAGCGACGACAAGCCGTCGAGCTGCGGTTGCAAGGCCTGTCGCAGCAGGAGGAGTTGGCCGCGCCGAAATTCGCCGGATTGGACGAGCGCATCAAACAGGCTGGGGACAAGGAAGCATGGCTGAAGGACTACCAGGCGCGAATGATCCGCGAACACAATCCGGGCATCACCCGATACGACGCGGAAAAAGCCTGGAAGCGCGAATTCGGCGACGTGGATGAACTTCAGAAACAGCGCGCCGCCATCGTCGCGCGCCAGGGTGCTCAGACGACCGGGCTGACGACGCAGCAGCAGTACGAACGCATGCAGTGGACCGCCGGTCTCGATCTGCGCCAGTACATGGCCGAGCACGGCGGCCCGACTCAGGCGGCGGCGCGCGAGCGAGAGCGCGAGGAGATGCGCGCCCGGCACGAGCAGGAACTGGGCGGTCCCGAAGGCAGCCCGACGCGCCTCAAGGAAGGGACTGACGAGTACAAAAAGGTCCACGCTGCGCAGGTCGCGGAGTCGAAAGCTCTCGACGCGAAGTATCGGCTGGAGGACGAGGACCGCGAGCGCCGGCACCAGGTGGTCATGCGCGACGCGCTCGCCGGCGCGGCGTTCGACCGCGAAGCCATCCGCCGGCGGGAAATGGATCGCATCAAAGAATCCTACGCCGAGGACATCAGGAAGTTCGGCGAGACGGAGGATATCAAGGCCGAGATCAAAGCCAAACAGGACGCGCTGGCGGTCCAGCAGGGAGAACAGCGCAGGACGGAGCGCGCGGGCATCATCGAGCAGGCGCTGCGCGCGCCAGGCGTTGGAGGCCAGTTCGCGGATGAAGCCGCGCGATTGGAGCTTGAGGAAAATCAGCGTAAGCGCCGGATGGAGCATCCTGAGATGGCCGCCCTGTTCGACAAAGAGGACGCCGCCGAGCGCGCGGAATTGGCCGCGCAGCAGAACTGGAAGCCGAGCGAAGTGGCCGGTCGGCGCGGTCCGTGGGATGCCGGTCGGCCGTCCGGCTACGACCGCTTCATGCCGGGCCAGACGCCCGAAGCGAAGGCGCTGGGCGAATACCTCCAGAAGAACTACGGCACGATGGACCAGATTCTCAAGCTCCTTCAGGGCCTCGCCGGCAACCTCGGCGTGGCGCCGGGAGCGGGTGGATAGTCAATGGCCGTCGTCAAAGTCACTGAGAGTTGGAAACAACTGGGCAGCAAAGTCGACGGCGTCCCAGGCATCACGCCTCTCTACGTCAACGCCGTGAAAGTCTACACCGTGAAGTTCGATGTCCCTGCGGAGGGGAATTCGCTGGCCGCATTGACCGCGAATGACGGGACGACCCAAGTGCCGGGGAATGGGGCCTTCTATTCGTCCGGCTACAACTATCTGATCCTGCGGAACGTCCACGTGCTCGAACCTGTCGGGCCGACGCTGTTCCGGGTCGTCTGCGAGTATTCCGGCCTGGTCAACCCGTTTTCGCAGCAGCCCGTCCTGCGGTACGCCGGCATGCGCCATGCGGAGGAGGTCGGGCACGACGCGACCGGAAAGCCCTATCGCAACACAATCGGGCAGCGCCTCACCGGGCACACGCGCGACTTCTACGATGTGATCTTCACGCTGACCCGCAACGAGGCGACGGACACCATCGTGGGCGGCGCGTGGCGCGGAGTCGTGAACTCGGACACGGTGATGTGCGGCGACTACACGTGGGCCCCGAAGAAGGTGAAGATCGAGGACATTTCCGCGACGCGGGAGTACACGCCCGTCACGTCAGGCACGCTGACGTTCCAAAGCTGGTTTTATCCGGTCACGTACACGCTGGCGGTTCGGACGCACGTCGTCACGATCAACGGCGGCAGCGCGACGGACATCGGCTGGCAATACCTTGAGGCGAACCACGGCTCGCAGTACCGCGCCGTGGCCGGCGGGCCGACGCGGGACACCGTGAAGTACGGCCTCGGACCCGACGTGCTCTTGAAGCAGGACGGCACGCTCGTCATGCCGACGGACCCCGACTCGTCGCTGTACTGGCTGCTCTATGACGACTTCCTTCCGACGGCCTTCGCTCCGCTGGGGTTGAGCTTCTAATGGACAAACTCGTCATACCGCCGCTGCGCGAATGGAACGACGTGCTGAAGCGGCTGGGCAAGCTCGACCGCAAGGGCGATCCTCGGCCGCGCCGCGAGCATCCGTGGACCTTTCCGCCCGGCCAGCCGATCCCGATCACGAACAACTTCTCGATGCTCGCGCCGGCGGGCGGCTTCGCCTGGCTCAACGGCGGCGCCGGTTCCGACGCCGACCACTACGGCATCGTCCAGCCGCAGTCGCCGGGGATCGCCGCAACGCTGGTCATCATCGACGAGGACATCCCGCCCGGCGCGAACGGCCTCGGCTGGACGATGGACGGGTGCGAACACCTGTTCCTGCCGCCGACCGGGATCGCCGCCGGTCAGCGGGTCAGCGCGCAGATGAACTCGTGGATCGGGATGCTCAACCCGCTCGGACCGATAACCGTCACTCAGTTGGCGAATTCGGATGGCCTCGCGACGGGCGTTTTTCACGGCCAGCGGGGCGACATGAAGATGATCCGCACCGGCTCCGGCGCGACCGCCGGGCGGCCCGTGAAGGTGCTGATGTTCAGCAGCAGGTACACGCTGACCCAGACCGCGCCGGGCGACGTGACGGTCAGCGGGGGTTAA